TGTAGAGACACATGTTGGGAAACTTTTCTTTCGCCGTGAAGAACGCTTTCACCACACGAAGTGGGTCCTTACGAAACTGATTGTTACCAACGAAGCCCAGGATAAATGCGTTTTCATCTGTAATGGGGAAAAACTTTTTTCGTGCCAACATTCTCTCTTTTGGAGAGAACCTTCGGAAAAGATGGTGATCTTTGAAGGACGCTGGGCGAAAGTAACGAATGTTAGGCACTTTGTCTTTTAACTGTTTGTAACCCCATTCAGAATATACACACGGGAAGTCAAACATCTCTACCATTTTCAACCAGTCTTCACGAAAAGTACATGTGTCCCATGGGAAAACTGCGATAGTTTTAAAGCGTGTTCTGTTCTTTATTTCGTTCAGCCTCGGGAGGAAAGGTGCAAATGCCCAAATATCCAACCCAACGAAAGCAACAATATCCAAGTTGACCGAACCACAAAGGGATAGAAGTGTTTCACCTGCGGCGTTTGGATGGAGAACTTCAACCACCGTGTACTTGGGTATTTCAAACGGGTCAATCGTTTTCGGTGGAGTCGTGGCCAGCACGGAGATGTCATATTTCTCTAGATCAAGCTGACGAATAAACCCATCCATCATCTGACCATTACCAGTGTCGATATTGGGATGATGTCCCACCAACAGTATTTTGGGTCGTTGCACGTCAGTCATTTTTACTCCTTACTATGATTCCCGATGCGGGTCTCGTGTCTTTGAACGAGTCAATGGGGACGATTCTTCTCATGGTCTTAATCACACCTTCTGAGTGGTTAGGTTTGCACTCAAAGGTGGTATAGAACTTTTCCCCGTTGTCATCCAAAAACTGCATCGCGAAGATGTCGTTCCCCTTGTCCGTCTTTTGTTGTACTTTCACAACCTTCACCATTTTCAATGCGTGCATATAATACCTCTTTCGCCAAACGTATTGTTACGTCTGTAAATAACTTTCGACCATCAGGAGAGGAAAGAAAACGTGAAAAATGTTCCACCCCGAAAAACCAGTTAATTTTCATGTTTAAGAATGCTTCGTAAAGTGCAGCTTGAAGTGTGAGAACAGTCTCTGCATACTGCTCATGCGTGTACTGCCGTCTTTCTGTTTTCCTCAGACCCATACGTGTACGTCTTTTCCTGACACTACTTGCGGTAAGTGTGTCTTTTTTAAGTAACTATTAACTAGAATTGCCAATTCCTGATCGGAGCAGAGCAGGTAGAGATTACGAATAATATCGTTAATTTTACTATTAGTGAGCATAGTGCCTCAGAACACGATATTTTTTTCGGTTAAGAGACAACAAAAGACTTCTCCGTTAACCCAAGTGAAGAAATCTTTTAACGAAAACACTACCAATGAATAATCTGCCGTATGTATCGCGATTCGTTTCTCAGGAACATTATCAAAGTGCGCTCCCAAGGAAAGAAAAACGCGTTCCTCCATTGTTATATTTGGTGAAAGCAGTGGTCTTCTGAAGATTAGCAATGGTAGTTTTTCTGAGCGGGAGGCATCCCTAGAACTTTGTTCCCACATTTTCAAAAGCACAGGCAATGTTTGTCTGCTATCTAGTATGTCTAAAACACACCAATTGATAATAGAAATCTTTCCAGTTTTTTCCTTTCGTCTTCCTGAGTAGCCTGTTTTGAGTTCAATACTGAAAGTATCTGTGAGGGGCTTACCACACACGTCGATAGAGCAGATATCTCCATGGTGATCCGCAGTTTGTTTCCCTCTTTTATATCGCGCAGTAAATCGTCCACCAGATGAGGAGGAACGGTAAAAGATATCATCACGCGCACCACCTGTCCACCATTTGGAAAGGATTGAGCTGATTTCTCTTTCGAAGCTGCCGCCCTTCGCCATTACTTTACCCGCTCGACTTTGGAGATCTTACCCTCGCGTGTGACGTTCCATGCCCTATCAGCTATTTCAATCAGTTCAGGTTCATGTGTTACGATGATAAGTTGAAAGCCCAGTCGGTGGGAAATTTCCCGGAGAATTTCACCACCGCGAATTAGACGCCCGCCTGTTCCCAGCCATTTGAAGGGTTCATCAAGAATAAACACGTTTCTACTTCGTGGTTTTTGCAAACTCCACAAAACAACGCGAAGTGCTAAGCTCACGATGTCAATGACACCACCACCCATCTCATCTTTGGGGACGTACGGCTCGCTATCCCCTTCCTTGATGTAGAGGAAGGCCTCCGAACGATTCCGACTGAGTTCAAAATCCAGGATGAACTTCATGTTGGGGTCGTCATAAACGGATTGGATCACCATGGTGACTAGTTCCTCAATATACGCCTTGACTTTCGTCTGCGTCTGGCGCCCCACTTCGGTGACAACCCAGCGGGCCTTTGCCAGGTTGTCAATATGTTCCTGCGTGGCCTGGGATTGCATTTCCATATCATGCACGGTGGCCTGCAGAAAGTCCCGTTTCGCCTTTTTGTTTTCCAGCTTAAGCCGGTAGGTTGCGGAAGTGCTCATCGAGTTCACTCATGTAGTTCGTGAGTTTTTGTTCCAGCTCGTCCCGCTGTTCGTTCAGCTTGGAGAGAACCTGCTCAGCGTCTTCCACGGACGTGATGCCGAAGTCCCGTTGGAGTTGTGCCATGATGGCTTCCTGCCTCCCTGTAAGATTGTTGATGGAGGCCCTTGCATCTTGGATCTTTCGTGCGTACTGTTTCAGTTTTTCAGAAGTGTTATCGGTTGGCATCTTGCTCTCCCATCGTTTCAGAGATAAGGTTTACAACAGCGGGTTCAATGTAGTTTTCCCTGATGAAAAGTAACAGATTATCCTTGTACGAGAACAAATCGTCACTTTCCGATGCACGCTCCGGGTACAAGTTCAACTGCTCAATGAACGAATCTAAAACTTCCTCCCGATGCTCCACTTGTTTGATGTGCTCACGTGTAAGAACCCTATCTGCCTCTGCGTGTGGGATAGTTTCCCAACGCATTTTCCCTGTTTTTGTATCGTAGATGAAAAATCCAGGGTGGTGGTCGAACATGTCCCTTGTGGCTGCGTCACGAAGAAGGGGACCAGTGTTGCAGATTACACTTTTTTCGTACTTAACAGTAAATTTGTCGTGAATGTCACCGCAGATAACGATGTCGTATCCAGGATTTTCCTCTAAAAACTTTGATGCATACACCATTCCAGGAAGTTCAAATGGCAGACTCCTGGCGATCTTCGCATGGATAACGAGGATGTTCTTCACACCGGACACTCTGGATGGTGTCGGCACAGGTTGCCCGTATGAACATCCGTAGAGTGCAACAGTGTTTTCAAGGAGCGTGGGATCTGGCCCCAGAACGTTCACCAGGCCAACACCGTGAAGAACACCCATTGAGGTCGTGTCGCGTGTGCCCTCGGAGTACATGTACGTGTCATGCTGCCCTGCGACACAGTAAAAGTTGGGTTGAAAGTGTTGGAGGATCTTACTGTAAAATGACAGGGCACGCCAGCTACGCGGACTATCGAACATGTCCCCCGCTTGCAAGATGGCGTCGATATTGTTGTCCTTGTAAAACTTCATGGCGTAGATAAACTTGTCCGCCTGGGCAAGGACAGCATTGTCTACCCTTGCAGCAGGGATGGTCATTCGAAGATGCATGTCACTGAAAAGCATTAATTTCATAGAAAGATTCCTAAATCAATATCACCCTCAATGGAGTTATTGCACACAGGACAAGTGCCCTTTAGTTCCGTGGAAAGGTACGCATCTAGTTCCTCACGCACCTTTTTCAGATTATCCTCATGCGCCTTTTTTGACCTGTTGAAATCACGAACCGCTCGGAGAAGATCGGACAAATTTTTACCGTTTGCCCGGGTATCGTTGAAATTCTGCATTTGCTCATTAGCAAGATTGAGAAGGCTTTCCTTTTCAAGAAGATAGTGCAATCGGGAAAGTCTCACTTGGATTTCCGATAGGTCGTCTATCAGGCTGATCTTCCCATCGGTTGTGGCGATTTCCCTTTGCACGGATAGTGCGTAGTTGACTAGACGCTCTTTCCGCACTGCATGCTGCTGTGCTTTAATTTTTTGTGTCAATACTTTGTATTCACTAAGCAAAAGAGCAATGTCTCGAGTTTTCAAGTCACAGGCAGCGATGGAGTTTTCAACTTGTTCCATTTCAGAAACGAGGTTTTCAACGACGCCCAGATTTTCGTATTTACGCAGTTCCGTTCGTGCATCATCCGCACGTTTGTCGTAGTCTCTTTTGTGTCGGTTAGCATCGTTGATCTTCGCTGTAAGCGACCCCGCCCAGTTATCAATCTCTTCCATTCGCGTGATCTGGTTGATTGCGCGTGCAACCTCCGACGGGCTAGAGCAGATCAGGAACGTTTGATCCATCTGTACTTGAATGTTGACATCTGTGAGATTCAGAGTATCTTTCACTGGCTCGGGAACGGAGGCACCAAAACCTTTGAATGGATCACGGTATCCTTCCACGACATAAGAGGCACCGTCGTTGTTCTTTTTGAACAAAATAGACGGTCCGTTTTCGGCCTTGACTTCAACTTCCGTATTGGGGTCAGAAGTAAAGTTTGAATGGTATTTGAATCCCAAAGGACGATTAGTGGCTAACAGGAGCAAAGCGCGGATTATATTGCTTTTTCCGCTCAATGAAAGCCCGCGAATGACATTGACACCATAGTGAAACTCAAGTGTGGTGTCTTGATGGCTCCTAAAGTTTTTCAGCCGGAGTTTCTCAAGCATTGTCTACCTAAAATGTGAATTGATGAAATGGATGAAGTAACCGAAGATCCTTTTCGCTTCGTGATAACTGTAATACGAAAGGCCACTTTCCTCAATACGACGCACACGCCCCTTCACCCCGATATTTGTTGACAGAAGGGCGTCGTCAAAAACCACCTTGTACCCCTCTGGTAACCCGGCGCGAAAGTTTTTGAGAAGTTCGAGCACGTTCCGAGCACAGATATCCGGTCCGGCAGTCGATGAAAGGGAGCAGACCTCTCTCCAAACAGCGGCGTCTGATAATGATAGAGTGCTGTCGTCCTGTTGTGTCGTTGCATTGTACTCGTTCCTTATGTAGAAACGGGAGTAAGTATGAAAGTGCCCTGGAACGGAGATTTTCTTTCTGCGCTTCTTGTACTTATCTAAACAGTAACAAAAACAGATCCAACTCAGTGAACAGATGCTTTCCTTGGATTCGTAACGCCCCATTCGGATTAGAATGGAAGTCACCCATCGTTCCATCCAACCCTGCATCTCAAGGAATAGATCGTTTCTTACCTGTACTTTTTCCTCTTCGGTGCCTGATAGTTTGTACTTTTCTATCAAGCACTCCCAGGATTCGCAGGTTATTTCATCTACTTCCATTTTCGGAGCCAAAGACTTTCCTCCAGTCAGCCATATTCTTCGAGAAGTAGTTGAAACCGTACGTGTAACAAATCCGCTCAAACGCATCGAAGTTAAACTCGTTTCCATTTCCGTTCACTTTTAGTTCAGGGGTGCCGGGGAAGGGGAGTGTTACCAGCATTCGGTTCAAGTCTATCTGCTCTTGATACGCGCCTGAGATGAGTTTCTCATCCAGTTTCCCTCCGCGCTTCACCTCGCCCTTTAGATACTTGATCGCTGTTTTCTCCCCCACTCCCGGAACACCCTGAACGGTATCACTCGAACATCCTGCTAATGCTTTCACCTCCGCCCATTGCGATGGGTCGATGTTGTAAGTTTGTAAAAACCACTCAGCATCCACTACCCTTTTGGTGATGGGATTGAAAATACAGCAATGATCCAAAAGTTGGAATAGATCGTTGTCCGTAGAAACGATGATGTGCTTGCCACCATTACTGAGAACAACGGATGCCAGGAGGTCGTCTGCTTCATACCCCGTTTTGATGAAGTTATTTACAAATCCAACTGCTGGTATGCACTCTTGGCGTAACTCAACAAACTGCTCGAACAGGACTTTGTTCTCCCACTCCTCCTCGGGTGTACGATCCATCTTAGGGCGAACTTTGTACGTTTGGCACATGTCACGGCGTTTGCTTTTCCTTGAATCCCAGCAAAACACGAACTTGTCACTGTGAAAGCGCATTCCCAACGATAAAATCTGGCGAAAGAACCCAAAAAGAATGCCCGTGGACATGTCGTTGAACGAGAGTCCTCTTAGAGCGTGCTTCGCAATGTGGCAAAGATTGTTGCAATCTACAACCAGAGTTACTTCATTCTGGCCAAGATTCTTGATCTCCGTCGTCTTCAACCGGGGCATACTTGGGTTTCCTTCCGGACTGAATGGAGGCTTCAATGGATCTCCACGTGTCCTCTACGAGTGCCTGGAGTTTGTTTTCAGAAAAGTTTTCTTCGATGTGTGAGATCAACAGGTCCCTGCGAGTGTCAATGAAAGCACCGTTGGTGTTGACCTTGTTTCCAGAGCGTGTCCAAACACCCTCCTTCAACAGGAAGTCAATACAGGAACCAATGTCATCCACCCCGTAATCGTAGTAGATTGGGAACTCAACGACACGGAGCTTCCCGGTGAGTTTGTTCTTTTTGACCTTCGCACGGACGTTTACGCCGACCTCGCGGTCCTTGCGTTTTTCATGACTGACAACAGAGAGCCAGACCTCGTGCGTGCTGTAGAACCGAAGCGCATTCCCACCGCTTCGTGTTTTCTTTTCACCGAAAGTCACACCGATATTGTCACGTGTCTGAGAGACAACAATAACCAGGGAGTTTGTCTTTTCAATTCGCCCTGTCACCCGTCGGAGGATTCTTCCAGCGAGCTTCGGCTTTTGCATCTGGTAACTGCCGCCGTCCTCACCGGATTTCAAAAGTTTCTCTTCAAGGTCAACTTCCTCAGCCGAAGACAATGAATCGAACGAATCCAGACCGTAGATGAAAGGTCGCTCGTCAGCAATGGCCTTGATGATCTTCATGTACCAGTCTTGGATAGTTTCGGATCGGTTGGCCTCATCCATATCCACTCGACCGGGACGGATGCCAAACAACTTTTCGGCCTTCATAAAGAAGGCCGTCTCAGGCTCGTCGTAGATCAAGCGGTAATTTTTGAGGATTGGATGTCGCACAGCTTCCGCGAACAGCGTCCAGAGAAGGAAGGTCTTCCCTGCAGAACTGTCACCAACAATGTTGACAACAGTTGCCGGGGAAAACCCTCCTTCTTTAGAATCGGAAAGTGCGAGATTTAGGAGTGTTGATCCTGTTGGAATTAGGACCTTTTTGTCTCGTGTTGTCTCTGTATCACCCGCTCGGATGGCACTTTTCACGTTTTGCGCGAGACTCGAGATGTCAGTACTACTCCGCCTTCGCAGCATGTTCCCTACCCCTTCCTAAAAGACTGAACTACCGAGTGGGACGATTCAACCGAGCATTCTGACGATTTCTTCGAGACTCCTCGGCGAGACGATCTGCCTCTACGCGACAGTCGTCCCAGATAGCACATTCGGCGCAAGCGTCCAGCCGGTCAATGTCGCGACCGAATACGCCGACGGCGACAGGACATCTTCCTGCGTGCTCCACACTGGACGGTACGTCACCTCCCACTGCTGGTCCGACGGGGGCTGCAGCTCCTGCAGGTGATGATGCAGCGGTTGAACTGCCTCCTCCAACATTCGGCGCCACTGGTCTGCTTGGAGCACCAGTTCCTCCCGGAACGCTTCCAGTGCCTGCCGATTGTCCTCCAGGACCTGCCGAAGGGCTTGCCGCGCCAGCCGGTCGTGAAGCAGGCTGAGCTCCTCCCTGAGTACTTGCTGGGGCGGTGGGTTGCGACGCTTGAGGCGGGGGCGTCCCTCTGCCGGTACGAAGTAACCTCCCGGCGGGAGCTGTTGCACCAGGTGCGGGCATGTCCACCCGATTGGCTACGGGCGGAGCAGCCTCGCCTTCAATGTACGTTCGCCCGTAGAAGGCCTCGTAGACCGTCTTGTAATCAGGGATATTGATAAGGTCTTCGAGGCAATGTGTCTGTTCCAGGATCTCGTTGGGGATGATGTAGTTGCGATCAACAAACCGATGTCCAACGTACTTGGTATCGGTCATCTTCTTCCCCTCACGACGGAAGGCAATCGACTTGCCCTGATCCGGGTGGGAAAACATGATGCAACCGCCACCACGCGGCGTTGCCTTCGCCAGTTCGGAAACGTGACGCTCGAAGTTCCAGTGGGAAACAACCCAGACCTGAACGCCTTTTGCTTCCTCACGCTCGTTGTCGTAACAGAGCACGTTGTACAGCGTTCGCCGACGGGGCTCCAGTGCCTTGACCTGCGGATCGTCCCATTCGTACCCCTCGTTTTTGAGCTGTTT